CTACAACACCTGGGTCTATTTCACTGATAATTTGCATTGATTCTTTATAAGCGTAATTCATACAAGTATTCCATGAATCAAAAGGTGTAGGATATTGTACGTAAGGCATACAAGTTGCATCTAAATAAGAACACACTGCGATTGACATAAAAAACTTCATTTATCTCCCATTTAATTCTTGCTTTTTTTATAAAGAATTGCTAAATAAACGTATAACTAAAAGGAGTATAACATGAACTACAAACCAAAGTTAGTCAGTGACAATAACGACATGGTGCATGAAATAGATGCACAGACAAAAGCTATCCTGGTTGAGCTTACTTCTGATGGTAAAATTGTTTTTTATGTTGATGGCCAAAAAGTAGATGCTAATCAATATTTAGAACAACACAAAGCAAGTATTGACTTTCATAAAATTATGGATTTCATACAACAAACATTAGATAGAGCACCACACATGGGGAAAAAACAATGAAAAGCACAACACTAAAATCAAACTGTACAGAGTGGAGAGAGTTTGCATCAAAGGTTGATAATATCTTACAAGATATGGTTACTTTGGATGCAGCTGGCAACCCTGTAGAGCAAGGATCTATGTATTTTGATGATGCAGTTAAAAAAATAGCTGCTTGTCAGCTTGATATACTAGGTTCACCAACTTATCCAATCAACGAGTTTGTTGCAAAAGAACTTGTAAGCATTGAGGTAGAACGAAGAAACCTTGAATTTATGGAGAATGCATAATGGGACCTTTAATTACAAGAACTATATTAACAGCAATATTGTTAATTAGTCCTAAAATATTAGTGATACTATTCGGATTATTAGCCTATGCCATCTTCGCATAAGTCTTGGATTGATAAACGAATCGAAGCTATGAATAGAAAAATAGCTAGATCTGCTAATGCTAGGGCAATGACTGAGCATTTGCTCTGTGAATTTGACAGACTAAACAATACGAAGTGTAATAATAAAAAGGAGTATAAAGCATGGATATCAATAAATGGAAATCAGTAGCGATTGATGTAGATACTTACGCAATCGTAAAAGCTATGGGCAAACAAGGATTTAGAGGCCCTGGTGCTATGATTGCCAAATTAGTTGATTCCGAGGCAAAAAAACTAGCCAAGAAGAATGGGGTATCACCCGAATCATTCAAAGCTAAACTGCTTGCTGAAGGCAAATCGCTAACAAAAGCAAAAAAATAATACTTGAACTTAACCCTATAAGTCTATATTGCTTATAGGGTATTCCTCAACCTTATGAAAAGAAGGGGTTTCAAATCTTCTTATTATCACAGAATAACGGACACAATTTTTTATTAATTAAATAGGAGATTGTTATGGCAGCGGTTAAGAAACCATTGGATTCGGTACTTGATGAAGCTCTTGATAAGCTAGTTATGATTAGCCCGAACAAGAGAACTTACGATAGTATTACCTCTGTTATGTTCCAATTATATTGTGGAAACGATTATGGTATGGGGAATGGCAACCTTGGCTTTTTAGATAAAGTTGAGAATAACTGGAGAACAGGACGCAAACGTATTGCAAAGAATCGTGGTTTGTCCTTAGTTAAAAATGTATAGTCGCCAGCTTCCACATCCATGTCTTTTCATTGCTGGTGGCTATGCAAATGTTTTACGATGATGAGCTCCCTATCCTTAACCTTAAATCTGTAAAAGAGATGGACGGTATGGCTAAAACTAGACTCATGGAAGATCTTCATGAGGAGTACCAGAATTCATTAAACTCCCATCATATGAGGTTATTTTATAGTGACTTGCTCTCCATACTTGTTAAAAATCATGGGCACTAATATTGCATCTGAATTTGTAAAAGAACCAAAAGTGGCTGATCAAAGACTTTATCAGTCTATTATAATACAAGCTTTTGAAGATTGTTTATACACGTTGGGCGGTAAAAATGAGGCCTACTATAAGAAAGATGCACACGAATGGTTTATAAATAAGGGAAAAGATTTTGAGGATATCTGTTATTATGCTGGACTTGATCCTGATATGGTGCATAACCGTTATAAAAAATGTTTAGATGAAAAGATAATTGTATTTACAGAAGCACAAAGATATTGGATCGAGTATAAAAATGAATATGCTAATTATAGAGCTGCTGATTCTAAAGAAGAAAGAAGATCTGTTAAGAAAAGGATAGATATGATAAAAAAGAAATTGGACTTTAAATGAGGATCTTGTGCTTATTTGTGGTAGTTGTGGTGCTTGTGGGATGTAGCTCTCATGGTAAAAAGAAATTTAATCCCATTACTTCTATTGTAAGAGTTGTTACAGGAATTGGTAAATGAAACCCATCATTATTACATTGATGTATTTAACTACTTTTGGAGATATAAAATTAGATAGTTTTGAAATACATATGCCTTGTGATTCTTGGTATCATTATAATGTTAAAGTTACAGAACAAAAACAACGTAAAATGTTTAGTAATCTTTATTATCATGAATATGAAGGTAAACAGGTTGTTGGGTATATTTGCGGTGGCGAAGAACCTTCTTAAGCGAAGTGAAGAAAAATTAAAAGAACTATAATTACTAAAGTCCCTAAATTAAAATAATCTATTTGGTTCATGGTGGTCTCCTAGATTTAATGGCTATCCTTGAAATACTCTGAGGGAGGTTTTCAATAGGTTTGCCCATAGGTATCTTATATCACAGAACACCGGACACCGGTAGAAAAAAATAAAAAGGCGGGTATATAGCTAACAAGGGGGTAATAATATGCATAAATAATCAATAAAAAACCCCCTGTTCAGGCTACCGAACAGGGGGCAGAAAGGTATAACTAAAAGATAACGATTTACGTAAACAATCCTAGGGGAAACTAGGATATTAGTTATGTTGTATTTATATCACAGTATTTGCGGTTGTAAAATCTATTATATAAATATTTCAGAGTCATTAACACATTTATGTAGGTGGGCTTAACAGGTGGGTCTCATGGGTCTATTTACTATTATTGTTATTTACCAATGGTTATAGGTCAATTTTAGGTGGGTCTGTAGGTGTCCCTCTGGTGTCCCTAGACCCACCACATGGTCTTACGGAAGGGCAAAATTCTTAATAGGGTCAGGTTTAAATAGGTTGTAGAAATCTATATAATAAAAAAATGCCAGGATTGAAAAAGAAGGAACTACGAACAGACAAGGATCTTACAATCAAACAGAAGATGTTTGTTGATATATTAGTAGCCAATTGGGGTGAGATAACTAAATCAGATGCTTTAAGAAAAGCAAAATATGAATGTAAGAACGATAATGATTATTCAGTCATTGCAAGTAGATTAACAAATAGAAAACTTAACCCACACATATGTAAATATCTTGATAAAAAACTTGAAGAGGCATCCTCAAAATACGAGAGAAACAAAATTCGTAGGTATAGAAGATTAGAAAGATTTGCTGATATGGCTGCAGATAATAAACAATACTCAGCAGCTGTAAATGCAGAGTACAGATCGGGTCAATTAGCTGGTTTGTACATTGATAAAAAAGAAGTAAAAGTATCAGGATTGGAGGGGATGTCACGTGCAGAGCTTGAGAAAAAACTCAAAGAGCTTTCAAACAAGATCGATGGTTTCAATGCCAAAACGATCGAAGTTGAGCCAGAGACAAAAGAATTATCTCAAAAGTAATAATTGGTCATCCTTCATTACTGTGTTTAATGAAATCCATAACCCTGATTTAAAAACAATGGTTGGAGATGTGAATGTCAAAGCGACGAAAAAAAAGTAAATATAAAAATGCCGTCGTAGGTAAGAAGAAGTATTACTTCTACAAAATTAGGTGGATTGATATCACCGGGGATGCTGGACATAAGAACGAAGAGGAGATGGACAAGCTTGAGTGTTGCACTATGATTTCACAAGGTTACATATACAAAATTGATAAAAAGAAAAAGACCTTGACTTCATTCGCTACATTCGATGAGAAAGAAGCAGTATTTAGTGACACAAATATATTTCCATTAGGCTGTATTTTAAGCAAAGAAAAAATCAAAAACTGACTTATTTATGCCAACAAAGAAACGAGAATCAAAGCTATCTAGATTGATTCAAAAGAACTGTAATCAAATACATTTTACTCGCATAGAATCTAGTACAATTAATGGTATCCCTGACTTAAATGGTTGCATAAATGGTAATGGCTTTTGGATGGAACTTAAATCAGATAAGGTCAAGTATCCTAAGCTATCTAAGTGGCAAATAAGTTGGATAAATAAACATATTAGTTTTGGTGGTGTAGTTTTAATCTGCAATCACTCCCTCTTGGAGAGTGCTTACAAACTGTACAGACCGGTGTCCGCCTTTACAGACCCTCGTTCCTTGAAACCTCGTTTCTCGTTCTCGGACCCAGTACACTGGCCCGCCTTTCAGGATGCCATCAGGGAGCTCACCGGGCAGCGTAGCTCTCGTTCTCGTTCTCTCGTTCGACAATCTCGTTTCTCGGATATGGTAAGGGACTCTGGAGGCAGCGTAACGGAGCTGGATCTGGCACGAGTGACCTGACCGAAGCTCGTTCTCGCACAAGAGCTAGTTCCCGTTTGTCGTTTTGATACTACAACTTGTGTCCTGCAGAACGCAGATGGTGATGCCTTCTGGTTCAGGAGCTGGTAGAAAAGTTCCTGAACTTTATTCTTGACATCGTCCCATCTGGTCTTATATAACGTTCAGGCGTACACAGCACTCCATCTTTTAGATGCGACTCTAGTCTACGCATTCAGGGGCCGGTACCCCATTGCATGGAAGAATTTCTAGAAAGGTAGCCGGTCCTACAACAGAAAGGAAAACTATGTACAAAAGTAAAAGAATTAAAAAAGCGAAGATCCCGGTCACCGTCGATAACATTACTAAGCAGCAATTAGAAACGCTTAAGCTTGAGCTCAAGCTGCTGGCTGATCCCTGGAGGAAGCAAGGTGTCACCATAAGGGTTGGAAAGAAAGTTGCATGATGACATTCATCATGTTCATCGCTATCGTCCTTTTTCTCGCTCCGTCGTTTTCGGGAGGCCTGCTGCTCATCCTGTTAGGATGCTGGTGGATCCTGCAGCACGGGATGCCCTTCTAATGCCGTCTCGTGTCGTCCTTGTTAGAACTTAGAATGATTCTAAACTAAGGAGCTAACGGTACCTGAGGCACGGAACTCTGTAATTTTTTCATTTGACTTATGTGTGGGATATGATAAGACAATAGGAAAAGATAACAAAGGAGAAAGATATGGGATTAGACCAATACGCTCATCTTCGTAATAAGCAAATAGATTGGGATAAATATTATTCTGACAATGAAGATGAACGCAAAGAAGAAGCAAAGCACGTTTTCGTTTGGCGTAAGCACGCACGACTACAAACATTTTTTGCTCGTAAGTGGCGAGAACAAAACGAAGCTGAACAGAAGAAGAGAGATAAGCGACTGACTTCGCACCCAATGGATTTGGCTCATCTCGGGTTCAACGCTGGCGACGAAGTTTATATCACGGAAGAAGTTGTTAAGGATTTGGAAACTGAATACAAGACGGATTTTCATGGTTCCTTCTGTTCTGATGGATTTTTTTGGGGTCAGCAATGGCAAGAACATGCTGTGAAAGAATACAAAGCCCAAGACAAAAAATTCATTGAGTGGTGTAAAGAACAAATCAAAAATAAAAAAGTTCCAATCTATACTTGTAGTTGGTAATGCATTTGCCGTTGCCGTCGCTCGTTGGCGACGGCTCGGTGTCGTGTGTCTTATACACAACAGTTGTTGCTTCCTGGCAACAGGTTCACAGGGGGTTCTGGAAACGTACCTAAAAAGTTCTGTGGAAAACCCAAAATGGACAGACCCAAAATGAACACATAGCTATTGATATTAATATGGGATTTGATAAGACATGAGAATAGTTAAAAACAACAAAAGGATATAACTATGAGTACAGCAAAAAAGGTAAGGCTAAAGCAAGACGAGGAAAAACTTGTTGTTGCTTATGCTAACCTTAAACTTAAACAAAATAGATTATCCAAAGAAATTGACACTATGAAACAAAGTGTTGTTAATCTATTTGATAAGAATAAGGTAAATGTTATTTTTGCTAAAGATAAGCAAGATAACATTTTTGGAATTCAGCGAATACATCGAAAAAGAAAAAAATTCGATACCGCTAATTTCAAAATAAAACATACTGATTTATTCAATAAGTTCACAAGTGAGATTGAATATGATGAGTATAAAGCATTAGGAGATAATAATGCCTAATGTTCCAATGAACATAAGTAAAGTATTAGCCGAGCAATCGGCTAATACTGACATAACTAAAAATCATAATCTAAACCCTGACGCAGTTAGTAAATTAAATTATGAAGTTATGTACAAAATGTTAGAGGGCGAGGTCGAGAAGTTAATATTAGAAAATCAAGGCAACCCACTAATAGACGATTTTAAAACTAGAATCGTAAATAAATTTAGCTACTTAATACAAAAGTTAAGTAGTTAGATTAACAACGCACAATGGCGAGTTCTAACTCGCCATTGGTGTATAAAAGGCTCAACAAATCCAACCACCTGCAAATCAAAAAAATTACTACCAGCTCACGCTGGTGAGTACGGGTTTGCTGGTCGCATGCTTTAGTAAGCAAGATGAATAGAAGTAGTTATGTCTCAAACTATATGGTATAAAAGGGGACCCAAAGAATTAGAATTTTATGGCAAGTCTAGATAATTTTACAGATGACGAACTACGGGCGTTAATTTTAAAAAAACAAATCGAATATATTAAATTATGTCAGGATAACTTTTTGATATTTGTCCGAGCTATGTGGCCAGATTTCATTTGTAGAGATACAACAGATCCTGATAAGTTTGGACATCATCAAATTATTGCAAACGAATTTGAATCAATAGCCACTGGTAAACATAATCGTTTGATAGTTAACATGCCACCTAGACATACTAAATCTGAGTTTGCTTCTTACCTATTTCCTGCTTGGATGATAGGTCGTAATCCTAAAATGAAACTAATGCAAGTTTCTCACAATGCTGAGCTTGCGACAAGATTCGGTAGCAAAGTTAGGAACTTAATGGAGACCGAAGACTACAAAAGTATTTTTGGAGATGTTAAACTTCGAGAAGATAGTAAGGCTAAGGGACGTTGGGAGACCAATCATGGTGGAGAATATTTTGCAGCGGGGGTAGGCGGTTCTATTACAGGACGAGGGGCGGATCTTCTTATTATCGATGACCCACACACAGAACAAGATTCAATGTCTGATTCCGCAATGGATCGTGCATTTGATTGGTATAGTTCAGGACCCAGACAAAGACTTCAACCAGGTGGATCTATTGTTGTTGTAATGACAAGATGGGCTACCGATGATTTAACAGGGAGGCTCATCAAATCACAATCTGAGCCTAAATCTGATAAATGGCGAACAATATCATTCCCCGCCATACTTGAAAGTGGTAATCCTGTTTGGCCAGAATATTGGAAGTTAGAAGAATTAGAATCTGTAAAAGCATCTGTATCTACAAAAAACTGGAATGCACAATACATGCAAGATCCTACATCAGAAGAGGGTGCAATCATCAAAAGAGATTGGTGGCAAGATTGGGAGTTTGAAAAAATACCTGCACTCAAACATGTCATACAAAGTTATGATACAGCTTTTTCTAAAAAAGAAACTGCTGATTATTCTGCCATTACCACATGGGGAATATTTCAACCAGCAGAGGGTTATGAAGATTGTATTATTTTATTAGATGCTATGAAAGGAAGATATGATTTTCCAGATCTTAAAAATTTAGCATTAGAGCAGTATAAATACTGGCAACCTG